GAATCATTTGATTGAACGCATCAAATACTACAACGAGGAAAAGTTCAGTTATGAAATTATTCAGATCAAAATCTGAAGGCAATAAAGAACCCTATGATGAGTTCATCGCAACGGTGAAACTTTGTAGTGGTGAAGAAATACTAACTAAAGTTATTGTAGATTATACATCTGAAGTAGAACAAATAATTATTGATAATCCTGTCATATGTCAAGAGGTTCGCACTCCTGGTGCGAATGTACCCTTGGGGTACAAGTTTGAACCTTGGATAAAAATGTCAGAAGAAGATGTGTTTGTATTAGCTTTAGATAAAGTTATTACATTATCTGAGATCAAAGATGATCTTGTAATAAAAACTTATAATAATATTATTGAGGGTGGATTCAAACGTCAGCACCCTGATCTTGATAGGACTATGGGATATATAAACAACGTAGATAGTGCAAGGAAGATTATAGAAAAATTATATAAAGCAAAGGATGCTTCTAAAGAACCTAAAAAAGACTTATAGCTTCCCGTTTGAACAGCGACACTGTTAGTGTAACCGTATTTGCCAACCTTGTCAAGTGGTGCTATAATATTCATATACAAATCAACACATAATGGCACGTAAAAGATCTGAACATTACGTCAATAACAAAGAGTTCCTGTATGCCATCGTTGCATATAAACAAGACATAAAGGATGCAGAGGAAGCAGGTAAACCTAAACCTGTCATACCTCGTTACATTGGCGAGTGCTTTCTAAAGATTGCTACACACCTGTCATACAAACCAAACTTTGTAAATTATATGTTCAAGGATGATATGGTATGTGATGGTATTGAGAACTGTGTACAATACATCAACAACTTCAATCCTGAGAAGTCTACTAACCCTTTTGCATACTTTACTCAGATCATACACTATGCCTTTCTACGTAGGATACAAAAAGAAAAGAAACAACTAGAGATAAGACAAAAAATTATAGAGAGATCTGGGTTTGACGAAGTTTTCGTCGCAGACGAAGATGGTAAGTCATCTGAGTATAACTCAATCAAAGATGCTATACAGTATAGAAATTATAATAGATGAAAGTTGCTATAATAACAGATCAGCACTTTGGTTTCAAGAAAGGATCAAAGTTGTACCATGATTACTTCCTAAAGTTCTATGAGGAAACTTTCTTTCCAACACTTGAAAGAGAAGGTATCACAACTATTCTCGACCTTGGTGACACTTTTGACAACCGTAAAGGTATTGATTCATATTCTTTGGATTGGGCGAAGAAACATTATTTCGATCCTATTCGCTCTCGCTCCATTAGTATGGTTAGTGTTGTCGGAAATCATACTGCTTATTATAAGAACACTAACGAACTCAATACTATCGACTTACTATTACGAGAGTATCCTAATATCACCGTACTTTCTGAATGTCAGGAATTGAATGTGGGAGGGTTAGATATACTTTTCATACCTTGGATTAACGTCGAAAACGAAGTTGAAACATATAAAAAAATAAATGAGAGTAAGTGTAAAGTTGCGATGGGTCATTTGGAACTCAATGGATTCGTCGCTACTCACGGACATACTATGGAGCATGGAGCAGACTTTGAGATATACAATAAATTCAAACAAGTGTTTAGTGGGCATTTCCATACTAGAAGTAATAATGGTACGATTTACTACCTAGGTAATCCGTACGAAATGTTTTGGAATGATGTGAATGATAAGAGAGGATTTCATATCTACGATACTGAAACACTAAAACTCAAATCAATCAATAATCCATTCCAATTATACAAGGTAATCAATTATAATGACACCCCTAGACAGATAACAAATTTTACAGAATATACTGACAAAATTGTCAAGGTAGTAGTAAGGCAGAAGAGTAATGAGAAAGAGTATAATAGATTCATGCAAGCACTTGACAGAGCAAGACCTGTTGATGTTAAAATAGTAGAAAGAACTGATCATCTAGCAATTGCAGATGAGATAATAGATCAAACTGAGGACACTATGACATTGCTTACAAAGTATATCGATGAACTTGACACTGATCTAGATAGAATTAGAATAAAGAAAGTCATTAGTGACACTTATACTGAAGCACTAGAATGCATATAATAACTATCAAAGGTATGAGTCAAGATGGTGCTTATGCTGTCATGAATGAGTATGGAGAAAAAGTTGTCTTTATGTTTGAGGAGAAAGATGATGCCTACAGGTACGCAGAGCAACTGGAAGCACAAGGAGATCCACCCATGGTGGTAATTTCGATAAAGGACAATGTAGCAATTGCTGCTTGCGAGAGGACAGGTACAAGGTATACTGTAATAGGTAAAGAAGATTTAGTTATTCCACCAACACCAAAAAATGATAGTTTTTAAAAGTATAAAGTACAAAAATTTTCTATCATCTGGTAACTACTTTACAGAGATAAATCTCAACTCACACAAAGATACTCTGATAGTAGGAAACAATGGTTCGGGTAAGAGCACCCTTCTTGATGCATTGACGTTCTCTTTGTTCGGTAAACCGTTCAGAAGAATAACAAAGAGTCAACTTATCAATAGTATCAATGAAAAAGATGCAAGAGTAGAAATAGATTTTTCTATATCAAGTGTGGACTATCAAGTCATTCGTGGTATCAAACCTAACGTATTTGAAATTTACAAAAATGGACAAAAACTCAATGAAGACTCATCTGCAAACGATCAACAGAAGTATTTGGAAGGACAAGTACTCAAACTCAACTACAAATCTTTCACTCAAATTGTTATACTTGGCAGTGCTTCTTTCGTTCCCTTTATGCAACTTAGTGCTCCACATCGTAGGGAAGTCATAGAAGACCTATTAGACATCAAAGTATTCTCTAGTATGTCAGACATACTCAAAGAGAAACTGAAGGTCTGTCGTGATCGTATCAAAGTATTAGAACTAAAGAAAGAATCTGTTGCAGATAAAATAGTAATGCAGAAACGATTTATCAAACAAGTAGAGGAGGAAGGTGAGAATGACATTACCAAAAAAAGACAGAAAATTGTTAATTGTGACGAAAAATTTACCGACTATCAAGAACGTGTTGAGAAACTCATCACTGGTGTCAGTGAAAAAGAAACTGCGATGGCAGAGTATCTTAATGCAGGTGATACTGTAAAGAAATTAGAAAAATTTAGAGACAAGGTAAATTTCAAAAGACAAGATGCCTGTGGTGAATTAGGGTTTTGGGTAAACCATACGGTTTGCCCTAAGTGTACACAGTCTATAGAAGAATCTTTTCGACTAGATAAGATTGGCAAACTCAAAGAAGACATCGACAAATACAGGTCGAACGTATTGGAACTAGAAGAAGCAGTCAGTGCTGAAGAGCAGAGATATGCTAAGTTCCTAGGTTTTCAAAACGAGATTACAACCATCAACAATGAGATTTCTCAACACAACATTCACTTATCTACAACAACAAAACTCAAAAAGGATCTTGAAAAAGAAATTCAAGACATTACCGACAAACTTGAAAATCAAACTGTTGAAAATGACAAGTTAGATGAATATAAGGATAGACTCAAAGACATATTATCAGAACTAACAGAACTCAAAGACGACTACGAATACTTAGATCAGTCTAAGTTATTGATGAATGATGATGGTGTCAAGAAATCTATCATAAGAAAGTATCTACCACTGATCAATCGTCAGGTCAATGACTATCTACAGAGGATGGATTTCTATATCAACTTCACACTAGATGAGGAGTTTGGTGAGAGTATACAGACACCCATGCATGAGAGATTTTCCTATGCATCATTTTCTGAGGGTGAGAAGATGAGGATTGACCTTGCACTTCTATTCACATGGAGAGACATTGCAAGACTCAAGAACAGTGTTGTTACAAATCTATTGATCATGGATGAGGTGTTTGACTCATCACTTGATGGGTTTGGTACTGATGAGTTCCTCAAGATCGTGAGGTTTGTATTAGAAGATGCCAACGTTTTCATCATCAGTCATAAGAATGAACTGTATGATAAATTCCATTACTCACTGGAGTTTGAGAAAGTCAAAGGTTTCAGCAAATTAAAACATTGACATAATTCATTCATTGTGTTACAATAAATACTATTACAAAGGACTCGAAAGATCGTAACCCTGCGTAGAACACCACCCTTGTCGGGAGTGGTATCATCCGCAGGTTTTT